TTAAAGCAGTTAAAGCTGAACCATTTAAAGCAGGAAGAGTTGAAGGGAACCTTGCATCTGGTACGGTCCCAGACGTTAAATTACTTGCATTTAAATTTGATAAATCTATTGCTGTCCACGCTCCATCACCACGCAAGAAAGTAGAACTAGAAGCAGTTCCAGAAGTATTTAACTTCGATAAAGCAAGATCCGCATTGGTATGCAGATCTGCATTAACGATTGCCCCATCAGCAATACCATGCGAAGTGATTTGAGTTAGGGACATGATTTACTCTGCTGAAGGTTTTGTTTGAAGTTTAAGGTGTCGTGTTTTTGTTTGCTATTAAGTATGCTTTATAGTCTGCTTTGACTTGATCTGTCCAAACAGCGTTACAGATTGCCTGTACGTCTGCATCTTCTCCACTTATATCTCTATCAATTAGGTTATCACTTTCATCAAGTGTTCCTGGTGTTAATACATGTCTATGAAAGGAACGGGTAAGTTCCACACCATCTTTTTTTATGATGGTTGCATTTCTTACCTGTATCTTGAATTTTTCAACGATTTCAATCTTATCGTTCTCTTGTGTTTCTGTTAACGCCATTTAGGATTAATCTCCGATTAAAACAGTTTTATGGCTTAGTTTATAGACGTGCTAACGGTCTAGATAATTAATTAGAACCAGGATATTCTGTTCTGTAAGTACCATAAAAATATATTTCCATATTACTGCCACAACTTGCATGAGTTACATAAGACCAAGCATTTCCAGTGTTATGACCATAAAACATTAATTGTTCATTCGTAGTTATATAAGCGCAATTAGCATCTGTAGAAATATCTTTTGAAAATTTATTTCCTGCTGCTGCGCTTATATTGCAACCATAAGGTAATCCCTCAATTTTTAAAACAACATTTGTTGAGGTATCACTTAAGCCATGAATCCTTCCCCAGACAGTACATTGATTTCCAATCTTTATGTATTTACAACTTTGTTGAGAACAAGATCCTGTAACCACAGTAGCCGTCCATGTCCCAGATTCGTAGTCGTCAAGCAAATTTGAAGTATTACCAGATGCATTAGCATTGGCATTAAAGTCAATACCCTTACCGCTTATTACTTTTAGATTTCCAGTTGATAACTCAACATCTCCGTCATCAAGACACTTTAAATTGTATCTACCATTAACTCTGTCATATATTCCAAATTGTCCTGCCTGACCGTATACATTCCATTTCTCAACTTCATCATCTGAAAAGGTGACTACTCCACCAGTAGTTCCACTAAGTTCTAAACCTATGTAAGTTGCTGATCCTCTAGGGTTGTCAGTACCTATACCTACGCTTCCTTCATGTGTGATCACCATTCTTGTACTACTTCCAGCCCGTAACATCATGGAGTCATCATTAGCTCCAATCATTACAGCCGTATCATTCGTATCATTATCTCTAAGCTGAATCCAAGCGTTTGCATCTGTTGATTTGAAATCAGCAACTACATCGGTTGTACCTGTATTAACAGTTAAATGTCCATCTATACTTACGCCAGTCGAAGTTGTCTCAAGCTTCTTACTGTTGTCGTGATAGAGCATACAGGCTCCATCTGCTATAAATCTTGCAAGAAATTCATTATTAGCTACGTTTGAGAAATTAATTTCAGCACTATTTACATATAAATTACCTGTGGAATTTTTTATATAACTATGTGATCCATCATGGTAAATATTCAGATCCCCACTATCCCCGACTGATATTTTTACATTATCGTCGCACCTAGTACCATTAGCAGTCGTGTAAAACTTCTTACTGTTGTCGTAAAAGAGTTCTGTGGCTCCACCTCCAAAACATCTAATACTATCTTCCCAAGCACCATCCTTATAATTTTGAATGTAAAAACCACTAGCTACATAATCTGCTTTTAACTTCCATTTATCATCAGCTGCATTTCCATTATCGGCATACATATAAATTTGTGCTTCAGTATCGGTTGGACCGAAAACATGAATACCAGTATCTGTTGTGTTGAAAGATTTAAAACCGTTCCAATAGAGTTCTACTGCTCCGTTTTCAGTAGCTACAATCATGTTCTCGTCAGCCGAGGCAGGATTGTTTAGAACTTTAAATTTACTTGTAAGTAGTCTTAAGTCACCTGTACCAGCATCAGCAATCTCAGAATGGGTTCCATTATGGAAGATTTGTAGATCATCACTATTTCCTAAAAGAAGTTTACCGTTATCTGAAATATCAATGTCATTAGAGATGTATAAGTCTTTCCATCTAGCACCACTAGCACCTAAGTCATAAGTGTTGTCAGCATTAACTTTAGCGTGAGCATAGAAAAGAATTTTATCAGTAGCCGTTTCGATCTTCTTAACGCCGTCGTAATAAAGTTCTACGGCTGCATTTGCGTGACAGAGGATACTTTGTTCATCATCCTTTGCTCTAATGCTTATAGCATTGCCACCAGACCTTATATATAAATTACCTGTTGAGTTATCTATGTACGAATTAGTTCCATCATGGAATAGCTCTAAATCATTCCCTGTTCCCCAACGAGCTTTAACATTGTCATCAAAATCTATACCTGTTGATGAATCGTTTGCAGGGGCAGCAGCCCAAGTCAAACCACCTGTTACCCCACTTTGAGCTTGTAAAAAATATCCATTAGTCGGAGAGTTACTTGCATTTAGCTTTGCTTCTGTAACTGTATTATCACTTGGTTCGCCAATACCACCCGACTCTTGATAAACAATAAAGTCAGGAGCAGCAGCAAAATTAGTCGCTGTTTTTAATCTAGATCCGTCAACAATAAAACCAGTAATCCCACTCGTAGACGTACCAGAATTAGGTTTCTGAACAACACCACCGTAAGAAAGAATTAAAGCATTAGCTGTTGCTGGACTAACTGCTGTTGTAGTACCAGAAGTAACAAGAGTAAAATCATTCCCTGGATAGCTAGCAGCTCCATCGTTTGCCGCATTCCTTAATGATAAATATTTAAAAGAAGAACCACCTCCGCCGCCTCCACTTACCTTTGCAACACTTCCATCATCCTTTTTAAAAAATAACTCAGCCGTATCACTTCGTAGGACGGGTTCACCGACCACCATGTCAGAAGCAGAGGGGTCACTGCCACTGCCTCTCTTAAGTCTTATTGTGTTTGTCATTAGTCAATACCTCCGAACGGCTTAATATGTGCCGCCGTCAATATCAAAACCAGAAACAGATCCGTTCTCTAAAAATGTAACTAAATCAGATAAAGCAACTTGCACCATCGTTCCAGAATCATTAATCACCATTCGATCTGTTGTAGCCAAAGTCGTCGAAGTTGCAGACGTTCCACCATCAACAATATTTAACTCAGTAACAGTCGAGGTGATTCCATCTAAAGCGTTGATCTCGGCTGCTGTTGCTGTAACTCCATCAAGAATGTTTAATTCACTAACAGTCGAAGTAATACCATCTAGTACATTCAATTCTGCGGCTGTCGCTGTTACTCCATCGAGAATATTTAGCTCAGTAACAGTTGAAGTAATGCCATCTAGAACATTCAGTTCTGCAACGGTTGAAGTGATTCCATCAAGTGCATTTAATTCAGCCGCCGTTGCTGTCAAACCTAAATTAACTAAAGCTCCTGCTGCTGTACTTGCGCCTGTTCCACCATGAGCAACCGCTACATCAGTTGCAGCCCAAACACCTGTTCCAATCGTTCCAACAGAAGTTAAAGAACTACCAACAACAGTTGAACCTAATCCAGTTTTTGTAACAACATCAACGCCATCAATTCTGTATTTCAGAGATGAACCTGCTACTTCAATGCTTTGGTTTGAAGTCCAACAATCGGTAGCATTAACCCAATTCCAAGTTTTATCACCATCACCTGAATCAATCGTTATTCCACCACCATCTGCGGCTGCATCATTCGCTGCACCCTTAGCCAATTCTAAGTTTTTGTCAGCAATCGTAGTGGTAGTGCTGTTGACCGTCGTAGTCGTACCAGAAACTGTCAAATTTCCGCTTACGATTAAGTTTTGAGAACAAGTAAAAGTTGGAACGGTAGCACTACTTAAATCAACTGTTCCTGTAAATGTCTTTGCACCTGAAACAGTTTGAGTTGTCGAAAGTGTTGAATAATATCCATCTCCTCCAATTGCTTCAATAGATGTTGCAGATCCACCAGCTCCACCTGTTCCTGTTCCGTAGTACAGAATATTAGTGCCTTCTGCATAAGCTAATTCTGCATTTTCAAGACTGGTAGGTGCTGAACTTCCAGTGCTTCTTTTAATCCTTATCGTGTTAGCCACTAGAAGTTACCTCCGTCTGTGAGTGTGCTTGTAGTATAGGTGCTATCTGCTTTGTAAGTACCAGCAGCACTGTCATAATAAATTATAGACTTGTCTACTCTATTTGTATCTATCATTGTCTTTGTGCTGGAGGCAAAACTTGGTCCTTGTGGCCCAGCCGTTGTCAGTTCAACCGTTGTCGCATCACCTTTTTGAACAGTAACAACTGGTGACGTTCCATCTTGTACTTGGACCGTATTCTTGGTGGTAGTTACATTTACTGAAGTCATTTAACGTGTATAACCTTGGTTCATGAAAACAGTTCCTTCTAAATAATACTCTTTTAAACCATTTCCATCTGTTAATAATACATCGTACTTATATTCACTATCTGTCATAGCAGCCGAAAGTACATCTGTAATTGCTAAGTCAATAGATCCATTAGCACGATTAACATATGTCACTGCAAAATCGGCTGCTTTAGTAGTTCTTGCTTCATCCCAAACCTGCGCTGCTGCTGTCCATCCAGTTAAATTAATAGCCGACCCACCCGAATCTTTAAAAACCACATTGAATTTGTGGTCTGAACCTCTTTGTAAGGTGAAATCATAAGTTCCTGGTGAGACCGCCATGCTACTTTTCTAATCTTCTTTAAGTATAAGCAATCATGAAGCGTGGGTGGTATAGCTTAATTTCCATAAATTCAAGTATGCCCATTGATGCGTCTGTATCATGTTGTTGCTAAGTCCTAAACCAGCACTGTCTGCTTCCTGCGCTCGATACTGAATGCCAATATCACTAGCTGTTGTAAGCGTAATGTATCCCGTACCTTCAGCCCAAACATTCATGCTTACATCTGTAGGTGCTTTAGTAACTCGGCCTATTCGTAAGACTTGGTTTCCCGTATAGTCAAAAATTCTTGTTATTATATGTCCACATCTTGCAACGACTATTCCCCATTCAACGTAATAAACACCCGCCGCAAGTCTTGTGCGGTCTGTGCCTGCTCCATTGAGTCCGTCATGTCCGATTAAACAATCAGAAGAATACACATCTGCATCTGCACCCGACATGTCATCATTTAACAAATGATTGGGACCAGTAAGGGGATAAGCGTAATAAGTAGAACCTGAAACTTGTGTTGCTCCTGGAGCATTAGCTCCTCCTCTTTGTAACTGTCTGAAATGGGTGTAAATTCCACCAGTGCCACTTGATCCTGTCGACCATTCAAGAACACCTGAAGTATTAGAAAGTTTTAAAAACTGGTTTGCCGATCCAACAGTCGGAGGGAATCTGAGCGTATAACTTGTTGTGACGTTCGATGCTGATTTTAGTTCTACATAGTTACTTGTTGTATCCCATAGTCTTAAACCCAGTCCGTTGAAAGTATTAAGCCCATAAGAATTAACGTAAGCTCTTAATGCTCCCTGCGCTGAAAAACTTATTGCCCCAGCTACTCCTTGGTATATTCCTGTATCTGTATCTGCGGCAAAATGTAATGACGGAATATTGACAGAGCCAGAAGGAAGACGAATAGGGTCAGACGCATTGATGTAATCGTCATAAAAACCCATAGATTCAGAACCACCTGCCCTGATTCTTATATCGTTAACTGATCCCCAAAAAATGCCACTATTACCTGAACTGGCGAGCCTAATCCCAGGATTGGTGCTGGTCCCTGGGGGAACATTGACATTGCCTGTAAAAGTCGGAGAGGAAAGCGGAGCCATCCCAAAGTTAGTTGTTATCGTTCCTAAAGAAACCCAACCACTTGCTGTCTTGATTTTTAAAGTGTCTGGATTCGTACTTGTATCCAACCAGAGTTGCCCTGACACCGCCGCAGGTGGAGCAGACGAACCAGAACTTGTACTATAAAGATCCGCTAAATTCTCATTTACGTCTGCACGAAAATTTGCTCCTGTATCATTTGGAATCGGATAATTGCTTGTACCGACTTGAGCCATTTAACTTTCTTTTCCGTAGCCTAATGCTTGCCAGTGTACAGTCTTTGCGATTCTTGTGCCACTTGCGTTATAGACAGAGAAAGAAAATCCATTAGTACCTACGGAATGAAGAGTGTAATAATCTCCAGTACTTGTTGCACTAAAATTAATTCCAATAGAAGGAGTCGTCATAAAGCGATTAGCAAACGTGAGTGATACTGCGTTATTAGCAGAAGTCGTTCCAGTTCCACTCTTTGTGACTTGAGGAACATAAGCACAAACTTCAAATTGTTGGATCGCTATTTGCTCTAGATTGCTATTCGTAGAGAAGACTGCTTTAACTTGATACCTTCTACAATTAATATCGCAATTGTTAAATAACATCCAGTCAGACCAATCACTTTCAGCAGGACTTCCAACAGAAGTAGTTCTTACAAAAGTTTCGACCTTTGCATCTTCTGGAACGTCACCATCAACACTTTTTATGGCATCCCATCCAGTCGTACTAGGCGTGGCATTAGCATCATAGTTTGTACCTAAAGAATCAACATAAGTCGTATAGGGGTAGTAACTTCTAACTTTAATTTTAGTAATTAACCTTGCGGTAAAAACATCTCCAAAATCTCTATAACTATTACTTGAAAGATAATACGTTCCACTTGTATGGAATGTTGCGTTTCCTCCTGAAGTACCCCCATCTGCTGCAAGTCTTAATTCATTTGTTCCAGAATCAACTGCTAACTGTGTTTTTGTTCCTGTAAAATTAGGATGATCAGTAACACAATTATGAGCTGCAACGTCTTCGATAGTAGGGCTTACAACTTCAACCAAAGCAGGGTTGACTGATTCTCTTTGTCCTGAATCGACGAACTTAATTAAATAAGTTCCATCCTTCATATCGCAATAAGTTTCTTTTGACGATCCAGGTAAATCATCATGGATTAAAACTGAGTTAGCCCAAGTGACATTGCTTGTATCTGGTGAATGTTTAACACGAACCCATCCACCGATAACAACATCCAAGTCAGGACATAAATCCCAAGTCAATCTTCCTTGAGTAGAAGAATTAGGAGTTAATTTGAAATTCTGCGGATCGGCTGGAGCTGCTGTCTTACCTGCTATTGCAAATGTTCCAGTTGTTATCTTGCTCCCTTTTCCTAAGAAGTTATATGCTTGCACCTGAACTGATAGAGTTCCTGCACGTAAATTCCTTAAAGTAACTGACGGAGTGCTGGTAACTAAAGACTCCCAGTTGTCATTGTCTATCTTGTATTGAACTCTGTATTCTGTTACATTTTTTCGATCATGGTCCCAACTTAATGAACATCCTACAAAGACACTTTGACCATCTGAATATAAGAAACCAGTCGTAGGATCAGCAATTAAGTTACTAATAGCATTTGGATTTGCACTTAAAGCCGTAATATCACGAAGGACAATTGTATCTCCTGAATCTACAGAATTATAAATACTTGAGTTATATTCAAGACAAGCAACAGAGAGAGCAGTCTTATCACTGTTCTCAGAGACGGAGATGACTCGATATTGCTGAGAAGCTGGATCTGAAGTGTTTAAAAGCCACACCCTTGGAGAGGCAGGTGTCTCGCTAAATGTTCCATTAATATAAATAGTTGGACCGAGGATGTTTGAAACAGTTTTCGTCTCTACTAACCCTGTTGATAACAGGATTGACAGTTTAGGAGATTTACTCATTATGTCGCTTACATTTGTAATACCCTGAGTACTATCAGCAATCACATAATTAGAACCTCCACTTTTAATTCGACCTGAACGTCTAACACCTGCTCTTAATTCATCCGCAATATCTATGACCATTCCTGGTCTTAGAACTATTCCCGAATCTATACCAACAGAAAAATTACAAGTCTGAGTAAGAAGCTGCTCACTCTTTAGAAGCCAACGACCCATCCTATGAGCTTGTCCTTGAGAGTAACAACCAAGAGCTTTTACTTGTTTTTCTATAATTCCATATTTTGCAATAGCATCAGGATCTTCTACATATTCAAATTGAACTTCACCTAAAGCGTCGTAGCTTTGCCAGGCAACAGCACAAGTTGTATGTCTAGCTTTTTGAGAACTTCCTGAATATTCAAATAAACCATCAACAACATTTGAATTACCTAAAATGTACTGACTATCTTTGGGAGCATCCTGAACCATAACAATACTACCTGCACCGTAATAGCTAATACCTCTAAATAACGAGGTCATTTGTTGAATTACGTTATAAACTTCATCCCTACTATTTATCAATAAATTACATAACATTCTTGGTTCATTTCCACCTTTTTTGTCAGGAACTAACTCATTACAATATTTTGAAATTTCATAAAAATCCCATTTATCTAAAGTACTTTCAGGAAGATTTACCCCATATCTGCCATCTGTAAGTAAGTCATAAAGACACCATGCAGGATCAGCACACCAAGTAGCAGATTGAAAAGAACCGTTCCAAATTCCACTGTAAGTTAGTCTTCCTAAATGATTTGTAGTGTCTACAGTTGCATTACTAGGGATCCTTACTTTTGTCCCTCTTATTAGATACTTTCTTTTAGGAATTGAATTAAATTGCCTTGAATCAAACCTTAGAAAAGCCAGTGCAGAGTTAGGATAACGTAGTTTTTCATCTATGATTTCTGTATAACTTGACCATGTTGTTGTACTAGATTTCTTTGTACTTGATTCATCAGCACTAACCCTAATTAGTTTAATATCAACTGGTTTACTTCCAGTTAAATCTATTAAATAGTCTCGTTTATAACTACTACTTGCTTTACCACTAATCGTATCTTCCTTTACGTCATTATATCCACCACCGTTATACTGAACTTGTATCTTTATATCAACTGAATTACCTACAATATCTCCATTATCTTTAATTAATCTGAGTGTTGGGATCTGTAATGTAACTCTAACTCTATCTATTGCACTATTTGTAATTGTCCTTACGACAGGAGTTGAATTTGTAATGTCAACACCAACAGCAACCTCATTTTCATTGCTTGCTAAGTCAGAAACATAAGTTTGATCTTGTGTTCCTGTTCTTGTGACAATTGAATACCCTTCAAAATTAGGATTACCCGAAGAATCTAAAACAGGCGTTCCATCTAGATAGATGGATTTATGTCCATCATCTAAACCTTGTATTGGGCCTTCACAAAGAAGATCTAATACTTTTGCATATTGAATCGACTGGAGCGAGTCATCTGCCTCTGTCGGAGTGTGTTGATTGCTACCACCTTTAGAACCACCACCACCAGAACCACGTATCTCAGTCATTTAAACCACCTCGTCAACATCAAGACCAGAACTGATCACTGAACTTCCCACAAACACTCTTCCGTATGCGACAGGTATCGCTGTTCCTACTTGATTTGTATTGGTTACTCCACTAAAACTATAGTTTTCTAATTTGTTTGCCTGTTTCATATCAAATTCAGGAGGTGGAGGTGAAAGCATTTGACCTATACCTCCCATAACTAAAGAAAGACCAATCATCCCTAAAGCTTGAGAACCCCAGGCTGTTCCATAAAGTCCAGCAGCCGCACCAGAACCAAACATTGTGCCAGTAGAAACACCAGAAAAAGCGGCTGACGCACCAAAAGAATAAAAAGAAAGTCCAATCAAAGCGGCTCCTAATAAAATTCCACCTAGTCCTCGACCTGCTCCTGTCAAAACAGGTGTGATCGTAAAAACTTCCTTATCACTAAAAGGTAAAAGTAAATTTCCTATTTCTTCCTCCTGTATAACTTCATTTCCTATTTGAACTCGATACCCTACTCCATGTTTTTCACTATCTATCATCCACTTTGATAAACCTTTAAAATTAACAGTTAACGCTCTTAACGCTTCCGCAGGAGTATTTACGTCAAGCTCAAAAGTTCCTTGACCTCCTAACTGCTTCTTTAAAGCTCCGTAAACCTTAACGACTTTCATGCTTTAAAACCTTTGCCGTTACCTTCTGATAATAGCCGCCATAGACATCTCTAGACGATAATCTTCCTTGAACGTGATGCAAGACAACACCATCGCCTAAATAAATTCCAGCATGATTAGGAACTGGACTTTCTAATTGCATTAAAAACAAATCACCATAAGCAATCTGTTCTAAAGTTGTTTCTTTAAATCCTTCCTTTGCAAAATTATCTAAATACATATTTTCACCCTTCTCCCACCACTGATCTCTTCTGTTGTAATCATTTAATTGAAGTTTAAATTCTCTTTTATAAAAGTCTCTAACTAATGAATAACAATCAACAATCCCATGAGAAAATTCTCTCCCAACATAAGGTAGTTCCCATCCTTCAGGCTTATACTCTCCCCATGTCTCTGTATTTGGATTGACAATAAACCAAGGAAGGCCAGAAGCTTCACAAGCAACTTTATCGGCTGGACTTGGAGCAGGATTAGTCTTTGGATGCGAATGAACTACGGCAATGATCTCTCCTTTCTTTTCGGCCTCTGAATAATCTTTTGGATTTAAAATAAAATGTTCATCAGGAGTCTCGGCAAGATTTTGACATTTAAAATATCT